GAGGTGATCAGCCCCTTGAAGTCGAACTTGCCGGCGGTGACAAACCTCCGGAACGCGCCTTCGGCCGAGGTGAAGGCCGAAGTAAGGGTTTCGCCCAAACCCTCACCCCAATCCATCGCACCCTTGGCATAATCAGCGAGGCTTTGCGTGACCTGCGCCCAACCCGCCGCCGCCTCTTCGGCCGCCATCTTCGCCGCAGCCCCCGCACCGCCTGCCGACCGGCCCGCTTCGCCGAAACCGTCGGCCAGACTTGCGGCCGCATCGCCCGCGCGGTTCAACGCGGTTTCGGTCTCCGCCCCGGTACTCGTCATTGCAGCTTGCAGGGCCTGCCAACTGGTCAGGGGGCGAACGGCTGCAGCGGCCAACATGCGGGACGCCCCGGTATACGCCGCAGCACGATCCCTTGTCTCGCTGGCCATGGTGCCAAGCCCGATGTCAGGCGCCTCGACATAGGTCTTTTCCATCGCCGCCTTGAACGCATCGGCGGCTGCGGTCCCGGCTGCTGTTGCCGCCCCGGCAAAGGGATTGTCGACGCGGCCCAAAGTGACCGGATCGAGCGTGCCGATGTGGATCCCGCCCTCTCCGGTGGCCCAGTCGGGCAGCATGTCGAGTGCTGCGTTCAGGCCGCCGATGAAACTGTTGATCTGGGTCACGACGCCGTTCAGCATCGCCTCGACGCCGCCGATCAGCCCGTTCGCGGCCTGGAAGGCGAAGTCACCAATCGCGGATGGCAGCGCGGCCCAGATCGCCTTGACCGCATCAAAGGCTCCCTGGAACACCCCAGCCGCCGAATTGCCGAAGCCGACGACGGCCACCAGCGCACCCTGCATCGCATCGGCGACGGCGGCGGTGATACCGCTCCAACTGGCGCTGAGGCTCGCCACCACGGCATCGACGCCAAGGCCGATCCGGTCCCAGACCTCGCTGGCGAGATCAGCGAGTAGCCCCAGCGCTGCGCCGAAACCGCCGGCGCCCTCGACGAGCCTGGAGAACTGATAGACCAGTTCCCCCGCGCCGACGATCAACGCGCCGATGCCGGTGCGGATCAGTGCGCCCTTCAACGCCGTCAGCGACAGGGAAAAGCCGCTGACACCCAGCGCGGCGGCCCCCAACGCCACGACGAAGCGCCCGGCGAAAAAGGTCGCAAAGGCCCCGGCGATGCTGGCGATCTCGCCGATATGATCCCCAAGGAAGGCGATGCTGGTCTGGAAGGCGCCCCCTTTCCGCGTGGCAGCAGCCAGCGCATTGGCCACCGTTTCCAGCGCGGGTGCCACGGCGACGGTCAACTGGTTGGTCAGGCCGAGCCAGACTAGGCCGAGGCGGTCGACAGCATCGCCCGCTGTCCGGATCTGGTCGGCGTCCTGATCCGACACCGCCACGCCGAAGTCGGTGATGTCCTGGGAGGCCCGGCGCAGGGTGGCAGAATCAATCCGGCTGAAGGCCAGCGCGGCCTTGTCGCCGAAGAGCGCCGAGGCCACCGCCGCGCGTTCCGCAGGTGGCACGAACTTCGCCATCGCATCCTGGATCGTCGCGATCCGTTCATCGAGCGGCACGGCCTGCAGATCGGTCGCCGTCAGGTGCAGGCGTTGCAACGCCTCGACCGCCGTGCCGGTCCCACCCGCCGCGTCCGAGAGCTTCAGGGTCAGCTTCTTCGAGGCGGCGGCGATCTCCTCCATCGAGACGCCGGCGAGGTCGCCTGCGAAGGCCAGGACCTGGATGCTGCGCGTCGTGGTGCCGAGCGATTGGGCGAGGTTGGCCTGCGTGTCGATGGTCTCGAGTCCCGACTTCACCATGGCCACCCCGGCCGTAACCGCCGCCGCGAGGGCCACCCCGGCCGCGATCTTCACCCGGGTGGCGAAAGCCGACAGTTTTGCGTTGGCCAGTTCCGCCTCACGCGACATGCGGCCGAAGCCCCGTGCCCCGGCATCGCCCACACCTTCCAGTTCGGCGCGCACCTGTTTGCCGCCAATCGCTGCAAGGCGGACGCTGACCCTTTTTTCAGCCATCCTCGGCTCCGATCTTTTCGTTGATGCGGCGGACCATCACCGCCTCGAGTTCCGGCAAGAATTCGGCCGCCACCATCGGGTTCAGGCCCAACCCATGCGCCAGCGCTAGGACCGCGCTCATGTCCCAGCCGATCACGGCCTTGCCTGCCACCCGTATCTGGCCGCCAAGACGGCCGACCAGGTCCCAGACCTGCCAGCCATCGTGGGTTTGGGGTTGGTTCAGCCTTGCCGGGCAGTCGGGGCACGGGCTTGCGCAGGCGTCGCAGTACCTGTCGCCCCCGCCGAAGTGCCAATCGGCGAGGGCGTAGAGGCGTTTTTTTCCGCGTCCAGCAGCATGCCCCGGCTGACATAATGCAAGTTGAAGGCTTCGAAGATCGGCCAGAGCGACAGGAGCGCGTCGATCCCGTCCGGGCTCACGGGGAGGACATTGCCCTCCGGATCGCCGACGCCCTCCCAATCCACGATGGCGCGGCGCGCCAGCGCCCCCGCGAAGATCGCGGCCCTTTCGTCGTTGCTGGCCTCGGGATCGAGATCCTGTACGGCGGGATCTGCGCGGGTGGCGACCATCAGCGCAGTGGTCAGCGGAAAGAGCTTCAGCTGCACGCCGTGGCCGAGATCGAGCCATTGCGGCTCCGGGGAGAGTTCAAGGCGGATCATCAGTATGTTCCAATGCTGTTGACGAGGACGACGGTGCACATGCGCGCGGGAGAGGTGGCGAGGGCCGCCTGCCAGTCGAAGCTGGCCTGGACGCCCTTGGGGCCTTTGATCTCGATCCGAGGGCGTGGCAGATAGACCGCATGGGCGGTGACGGTCAGGCTTTCGCCGCTCGGCAGCACATAGGAAAATTCCAGCGCCGCCGCCGTGCCGTTGATGGCCTGGGTCAGCAGCGTGGTGTCGGCGAAACGCACCTCGATCTTGCCGGTCAGCGCCGCGATGGTGGGGTCCGCGCCGTCGATCTTGGCATCGGAGCGGATGGTCTCGATCCGGTCGAGATTGTTGGCGTAGGTCAGATCGGCCGAGACGATGTTCCCGAGCGCCACCCCGTCGCGCTTGATCGCCCCGTTGAAATGGCCGAACCGCTTCAGGGCAATGGCGGCAGGTGTACCCGCGCCGGTTGCCCCGGCGATGGCCTCGCCCTGCGCCACCAACGTGGCCTTGGCCCCCAGAAGACCAGACCGTTCCATGGTCCAGGACAACGCGTCCAGCACGCAGCCGGAATACATGGCAATCCCAAGCGTGCTCTGTGCCAGCGGTGTCGCCCGCAGGGTGATCGGGCCGCGCTCCTCGTCGTGCCGCCAGACGGTGTTGAGGTCGGTGGCGGGGATTTCCTCGATCAGCCCGAGCTTCAGGAGGCTCTTGCAGACATTGCCGACGGCGCCGCCCTTCAGCTTGGCGGTGACGGGAAAGACCGCGCCATCGTTGCGCGCGCAGGCCGCCGAGAGGATAACGGCTTGGGTGTCGGTCAGCTGGATCTGGGTCATGGGGTCGGCTCCGTTCTCGGGGCCGCGACCGTCGCAGCCCTTCTACGACCCCAAGCCGCGCGGGGCGCGCGGCGAGAGTTCTGGCGTTGCAGTTGTTCAGACGGCGTGTTCTCCTTCCTTGAAAGCGCTGTCGGTGATCTCGCGCAGCTTGGCGCGATAGTGGTTCATGGTGCCGACATGGCCCCAGTTGATCTCGTCGGGGTGGGTCTCGAAGTGGTCCGCGCTGAGGGCGGCGAGGCGTTCCAGCATCGCGTCGATCTCGAACTTGGCGGCGAGGAAGGCGTCGAGGGCTTTCGTGTTGTCTTGTGCGCGGCGGGTCATTTCGGTGGCTCCGTGGTGAGTTGCATCGTCCTTCTGAAAGGACGTTCGCTCTGTCTGCGATGCCTATCAACGAGATAAGCACATGAATCTGAATGATAATCGGAGTCGTCGATGCAGGGCATGAGCGAGCGCCAGTACGCCGCCCATGTCGGGCTGTCGCGGGGTGCAATCCAGAAAGCAAAGACGGCCGAACGGCTGGTCCTCTATCCCGACGGCAGCATCAACGCGGCCGCCAGCGACGCACGCCGGGCGGAAACAACCGATCCGTCCAAGACCCGAAAGCCGCCCGCGCAGAAGCTGAAGCCTGTCCCCGAGGCAGCGGTGGCCGCAGTCGGCGACACGCTGCGCGAACAAGGGCTGGCCGTGCCCGCCGTCGGCGGCGGCACGACCTTTCTGCAGGCCAAGACCGCGAACGAGGTGCTGAAGGCGCAAGAGCGCCGCATCCGGCTCTCGAGCCTGAAGGGGGAGTTGATCGAGCGGGCCCGGGCGCTGTCGCTTGTGTTCCGGCTGGCGCGGGAGGTGCGGGACGCATGGGTGAA